CTTTCTTGACAGTTTCATAAAGATTGATACCAAGATGTTTGTACTTCTTGTCAGTGGGTACAAAGACCTTATAATCATTACCCTTATTGTTTGTCAGAAGGCTGAGTTGTTTGTTCTCACTTTTGGTGACAGTGATGGTAGAACAAGAGAGCCAAAAGAGATTCTCAAACAGATCGTAATCCTCCAGATAAGGATCAGGATTGTCCATAATCATTCGACCCACAAATTGTGGCGAAAGATAATGATCGTAAGTTCGTTGACTCGGATTGTTCAAAGCCTGTTCACTGATGAGACCAGTGTGATTCATTTGTGCCAGGTCGAATACACAAATGTAAAAACTGCGAGTGATGGGTCTGACATACTCTGGGTCACCCCAGTCATCCAGATTTGCACGCAAATTGTTAAATGCAGTTTTGCAGTAGGATTTCCAGTTCTTAGTAGAGCGTTTCATCGTTTGATCACCGAGATTGCAGGTTCACCTTTTTCAAAGACGGTATCAACAACCGCCTGGACCTTACGAGAGGTCGAAATACCCACATTATCATAGACAGGTACACAGACGAGCCCAAACGTCTTCTGGCGGTCGCCTAGACGGATCACACGACCGATTGTCTGACTGATACCAATGTAGTCCATATTACGGAGAAACAGTACGGCCTCCAGACCAGAGACGTTGATACCTTCAGACAGAATCGAGTGATGAAGAACCACAAACTTCTTGGTGGAATCTTTACCCCAAGCGTTGAGAGTGTCGAAGAACTGTTCCCGATTGACTTTCTGACCGTCGATAATCGCACCAGTCTTGGATGTGATGGTCATCCAAGAATAACCACGATCCTGCAGTTGTTGACAGAAATCAGTCTCATTGATCAGACCAACAATCTGACGGGTGGCTCGAGCACAGATGAGAACTTTGTTGACGTTCTGTTCGTCAATCGTCTCAATCATATTCTCACAATCACGATCAAAGATCATCTGACGACCCTTGACCATCGGGAGTTGTTTGACAACAACCTTCGGGGGAAGAATGTAACCACCCTCCACCAGTTCGGGTGCAGAAACCTTACAGATCACGTTACCATAGACATCCACATCATTCATACCAGGTTTAGAAACCGTCACAGAATGTTTGGGAGTTGCAGTGAAGAAGTAACAACGATCTGCAACGGATGCAAAGTGTTCGGTAGGGCCGAAGAAGTTACGTTGAACAGAGTTGTGGGCTTCGTCAAAGTAAATGGTATGAACATCAATACCAGATTCCTGAACACGATTCAGAGAATTGTAGGTGGTAAAGATGATGCGATGACGTTTGTAGGTTTGTACAGCCCAGTCGTAGATGTGATCGGGTTTGGTGGTCGATTCGTGATGAGTTTCTCCACTATGAACGTGAAGAACACGAACCATAGGATCAGTGATAACTTCAAGAAACTCAGAACAAAGTTGTTCTGCAAGAAGAATACGAGGTGCGACAACTACAACAGTCTGAGGAGTTTCAGACTCAAACAGACGTGCAGTGTCATAGATCATCTTCAGGGTTTTGCCGCCACCCGTAGGAACAATGATCTGACCTTTAGAATAGGTCTGCATCGCAGCAAGAGCGCGTTGTTGATGCGGTCGAAGTTGCATTGTGTTGTTTTGTATGAGAGTATCCTACAACAAAAGAGCCCCCTTGGCGAGGGCCCTGTGACGGTTATCGGACTGTCACAACGTCTTTGATGAGTCTGTTTCCTAAAACTTTGACCATCAAATTGAGAGTAATTTGTTGTGGTCTTTCTTTCCATCCATACCACCGACTTTTCTTTCCAATGTGATACGGAGGTTGTTTTCCTACTGAATAATATTGTTCTGCAGTCACATCATAGATTTTATCACCATTCTGAAGCCACCAATGTTTCTCTTCACGATAGTCGATTGCACTCATTGGAATCAACTGATCCGTGTCCATTAGATAATACAATGACTGAGCGGAATGATAACAATGCCCGTAGGTTTGATTGGTCAGAACATCATCAGGATACATCAAAGCCTTACGACCACGAAGAAACTCTGGTGATAGATTCTGACGAATTAAACCCATCACCAGAGCCATATTGTGTTCAGAATACCGATATGGCTCAAACGTTAGACTTCTTGTTTGAACGATTCTTTTTCCCTCGTACCTGTGTCTTTCTACGGTCTTCATTTCTCAATTTCGTAATCTGTTTCTTTGCAGTATCTAGGCTTCGACAGAGTTGAACTTGTTGCCCATTGAAAATGATGATGTATTGTTTTCCATAAGGCACCGCTGCATACATTCCGTCTTTGGTTACATATCCTGTCGGTGCAGGCTTTGGTGACAGAATCGTATCATTCTTGTTCAGATCATTAAAGTTCGTTGTCATAGAGATATTCCTCCAAAAGAATGTCTTCCATCTGATGAGCTTGTTGTTCCCAAGGTTGATCCTCGTAATCCAGTTCGGAACAATCAATACCACACCAAAGTCTCTTTCCGTGTTTATCCTTCAGAGCACCTTTGACGTGTTGATAGACGTGCCAGAGTTCGTGCAAAAGTGTTCTGGTGTAATGTTCAGTGGTCATAAAGTTGTGCATCTCGATCTCAAATTCACGAGGTCGATAATGACAATCTGTAGCCCAAACCCAACCATAAACACCTTCACGATACAATCCACGATGATGCACATTGATGTGAATCTTATGACGTGGAAGATGTTTATTCACGAACCAAGTTACAACTCTCTCGCAACGTTTCTTGGAGTAATTGTAACCAGAATGACTAAGCGAAAGCATAATGAAAAAGAGCTTCAGTGACTTTTGTTCCCCAATGTAGGAACCAAACGAATGACCCAATAAAAATAAGTTTGTCCGTTGTGGTCATAATCTCTTGAAACCGAATCCAGTGTATCAGGCTCGGTGAGTCTTGTCAAGGGCTTGACAGGTCTCTGTTCCGTGAGTAGGATAACTCTGTTAAGGATGATCGGGACGCTCTATGAAGTTTAAAGTAAGCTATAAGAAACCAAAGAAAAAAGGTTACTACTCACAACAAGTAGCAACCTTTTATGATGAGAGAGATGCTTTAAACTGGGAAAAGTATGTTCGAAGAAATGGTTGTCAAGATGTGGAGGTCTTGATTGATATCTCGTAGCGGGTTTTTAGAGAGTAGGACTTCTATGCTTAACAAGCCATCAGCACGCAAGGCACGCAGTAGCTGCCATCGTCGTAAGTGCAGGTGACGTGGTTTGAAGTCACTTTGGCGATAGTCTTGCTGCGGATGATGTCGTCGTCCTGAGGCTTGGCAGTGCCATCCCCAGCGGACATCAGCAGGTCGCCCCGTTGCACCGTGACGCCTTCGGCAATGCGGATGATGAAGTCACCCGTCATCGCGCAGTAGAAGTCTTCGGTGTAGGTGTCGTCGTCGTTGTCCCAATCGACAAACACGCCAGCCACGTTTGGATCGCCTTCAACGTCGCTCACTTTGGTGCGGTTGAGCTGTTCATTGTCTTCATCACCCCATTCGCACATCTCATCTAGATTGCTCAGGACAGTGCCGCGCAGAATGTCCTCACGTCCACCGTCAAGAAGTTGGGACCAGCGAGAAAGGTGGGCACCATTGAGTTGAACAGTAGTACCAGAAATACTAATAGTGCCTTCAGTCGCCGTATCGTGAGCAAACTCAATTAGAGTGCCATCTCCTGCACTGAATGAACGATGAATGTATAAAGCGGTGCCCCACGAAGTAGAAGTTTTAGATAGCGATAAACCTTCAAAGTTAGAGCCGCTGCCTTTGCGAAGGCTAAATCCAGGACCTGAGAATAGATTTGCGCTATTTGTGTTGCCTCCTCCAACGATGCTGCCATCGTTATTAATACGCAGCGCCTCCGTCGGGCTGCTCGCTCCATCGGCGGTAGTGGAGAACACTAGGCGGCCTGGGTAGTCATTCGTTCCAGCGTTTGCATCGCCTTCGCAGATAATCGATGCAAAAGCGCCAGCGTTATTTGCGGTAAAAACGATGTTGCCTACAGCATTGCCTGCGCCCAACGAAGATGGCGCAAGTCCTCTAGAAATTGCTAAAACACCCGGACCAGTTGCCCCATCACTGGCATTTCCCTGAAGAACTGCGGTTGTAAACGAGTTAGACCAAGAAGACGTGCCAACTAACAGGCGGCCGGAGCTGTCAATCCTTAATCGCTCTGTTCCACCATTTTGGAAGATGTGACCGCCGTTATCTGAGTGGTTATAGATATTAGAGCCTGTACTTGCCGCGTCATGATCAATTTCGCCGTAATACGAAGCGTTAGAGCCAAAGCGAATCTTTCCGGCGGCGTGCAATAAAGCGCCAGGCGCAGTAGTGCCAATCCCTACACGGCCTGAGCTGTCAATCCTCATCCGCTCCGTCGGGCTGCTCGCTCCGTCGGCGGTAGTGGAGAACACTAGGCGGGACGGAAGGTCACCAGCACCACCCCCGGATACTGTCCCATCAACTACTCCTTCAATGCGTGCGCCTTCAAGTAGTGCAGAGCCATTCGATCCCTGCCAACTCAAAATGCCAAGATTGTCGCCGCTAACAACCGTCTCAAAGCTGCTGCCACGAGTTTTTGAGAAAATATAAGCGGCTCCATATTGGTTGGCGGCATTTGCAGTAATAGTGGCTAAAGGCGTGCCACCTTCGATCTGAAATACTCCCTGGCCCAGTGCGGTGTTGCGGCTACTAGACGTGCCAACTAACAGGCGTCCCGAGCTGTCGCATCTGAATCTTTCTGTGTCATTTACATAAAAAGTAAGGTTGCTGCTTTGATAACCGATGTAGCCCAAACCGTTTGAGCTGTTTGAAAGACGCAGCAATACATCACTTGAACTGGATTCAAACCTGGCGACTGTTCCAGTGCTGGCAACATGTAGTGGTTGACTGGGACTCGTAGTACCAATCGCAAATCTGCCCGAACTATCAAACCTAGCGACTTCTGAACCACCCTCACCAAAAGCAATGGTATCAGGGCTTGGAAAGAAGATACCAGTATTCGTATCTCCTGTTGGGCTGATGGATGGAATACTCGTAGATCCAGCCGAAACAGTTGTAACACCAGTCACAACTAAACCACCACCAGTAATATTAACTCCACTTCTCGCGGTGATTAAACCTACGGAATCAACATCTGTAACGTCTTCATAAGTTAAAGTACCAGCGATCGAAACGTTACCACCAAACGTAGCAATACCACTTACGTTAATTGTTGTTGCTTGAAGGCTTGAAGTGGTTGTGATACCAGTAAAAGTTATTCCCGTTTCAATACCAATCGTTTGAACTTTAGTTAAAGCCATTACTCAACACTCTTTTTGAATATTTATTCAGAGACCACTGTTCCGCCACGAGTGTTCTCTTTGGCTTTCAGATCTGTGTTGGCTTTTGCTTTTGAACTATAAACTTTACGATTTGAATAATCATCAGTCCAAGAATTATCACCCTTATAATAAAGAGTTCTATTTGGATCTAAAACACTTCCAGTTCTCTCGATGTGGTATGGCATTTTACTGTGTTTTTAGGTATTTATGAAAAGTCATTAGAGAGTAGGTCTTCTGGGTCTAGCGAATCAACCACTCCTCAACGGAATCGCTGATGTCGCGCATCTTGATCCAGCGGCTTCCGGTGGGTTGACCCTTGCGGATGCGGAGCTTACCCATCAGACCAACACAGTCCCACTCAGGACGATCTTCGCGGTTGACGTACTCCTGATCGGGGTCGTAGGCGGGATTCATCTTGCGGCGCTGTTGAATAACAGTTTCACCTTCATCGTTGACGACCTCGTAGTCCTCAAGGATGTAGGTGCCGTAATCGTCGCGCAAGTATTTGCCGCTCCACTTGTTCCAAGCTGCATCACCAACGACACTGGGGTTGCCAGAGATCACACCGATTGGGTCTTCGCCGTCTACAGCGGGGCGGATTTGATTGCCGTCTAGGACAACGCTGATGCCACGGCGATCTTCCTCGTCAGGGTTGCCGTCGCTCCACTCAAAGTATTCAGCGTAGTCAGCACCGCCTCCGCTCCAAGTGCCATCAGCGAAAGCGTTGCCATCACCACGAAGATGGAACTCTGTATCTGCAAAATCACCGCTAATTAGTTTAATAAAACTGTAAGCGGTATTTGCCGCTCTGCTGACATTAACGTACGTCGCCGTGGCTGCATACGAAGCATTTGTTGCGTAAGCACTGATGACGCCTTGGCTCGCTGCGTTTAAAACGGCAAGCTTATCGCCAGAATCAGCTTTACCCATTTCAATACTTCCATCCGCCCGAATCCTCATCCGCTCCGTCGGGCTGCTCGCTCCATCGGCGGTAGTGGAGAACACTAGCCTGCCCGGCATGTCATTAGCGCCAGGGGTGCCGTCTACAGCGCAAGTAATTTGCGCGGCTTGAGTTACAAGATCTGTGCCATCAGCGGCAGCAAATCGGATGCTTCCAAGTTCATCTCCATTTTGAACAATGGTATAACTACCAGCCGAAGTACCTCTACTTTTGCCTAAAGATAAAATTGCTCCACTTGTATCGTTTGTGTAGCGACTAAAAGATGCATTTACGACACTATCCGTATTTACTTGCTGAAACACAGCGCCAACGGTTGAGCCGACGTTGTAAGAAGTAGACGTGCCAACTAACAGGCGTCCCGAGCTGTCGATGCGGAGGCGCTCCGTCGGGCTGCTCGCTCCGTCGGCGGTAGTGGAGAACACTAACCTTGTCGGAAGGTCGCTTGCCCCTGGTGTTCCATCTACATAAGCAGAGATATTTGCACCAATGCGCATGGCACTCCCGTCTGCGCCTTCAAAGTAAACACCACCCAACTCGTCATTATTATTGACTAGTGTTTTTGAGTTAGCTGTAGTACCGCGAGATTTGCCAAGATTTATATATGCGCCATTTGCATTGGCTTGATTTGTTTTAATTGAAAAAGCGGTGTAATTTGAGGGATTTTCAATTCCAACAAGCCAGCTAGTGCCGGTGTTTGCAGAATCGAACGCAGAAGACGTGCCAACTAAGAGACGACCAGATGAATCAAACCTAGCTGCCTCTACACCACCTTCAGCGAAAGCAATGGTGTCGGCTGATGGGAAGAAGATACCAGTATTCGTATCTCCTGATGGGCTGATAGAAGGAGTTGCAGTTGATCCGGCAGAGACAGTTGTAACACCAGATACTACAACACCAGTTGTGGTTCCTGTGACTTGAAGATTTGTGATCGTCGTAACACCGGCAAAAACTGCACCAGTGTTACTAATGGTAATTGTTCCGAGACCAGAACTATTATTAATCGTATTAACTCTGATTTCTGAAGCCATTTGGGTTCACTATCCCCCGTTGTTTTAGTTATTTATTAAATTGTTTAGAGAGTAGGACTACGCGCCCTTGAGAGCTGCTACTTCAGCCTTCAGAGCCTGTAGTTCGGCAATCGTCTCCTGCAGCGCAGCCGTCAGCAGCGGCACCAGCTTAGACTGGTCGATGCCTTGGTAGACGGGATTTCCTTCGTCATCAACCTCATCCTTGTTGCCGGTAGCGCATTCAGGGACAACGGCTTGGGCTTCGTGAGCAAGGAAGCCGTCAACAGTGGTGTCGGGATCTGCGATGAAGTTAAAGCGGTGAACCTGAAGATCATTGAGGCGATCAACGGCTCCAGTCAGCGGGACTACGTTTTCCTTCAGACGGTAATCGGAAGAGGTGTTGTATGCGGTAGCCGTATTGGTCGCAGTAATTGAGCCTGGATTAGCTCCGTTGCGATAAAAGTCGATGAGTGCGCGGCTTACATTGTCACTCTCACTGCGATTAACGGCAAAAGGCGTTACTCCTCTGTCCGCAATAATTGTTTGATCAGCAGGTCCACCAATACGTTTGCCTCTAACAGTAGCTACTGTTAGATCGGTTGAGTCATCTACTCCACTGCCAATGCAAATGTTTTGATTGCTTGTAATTCGCATTGCTTCCGTCGGGCTGCTCGCTCCGTCGGCGGTAGTGGAGAACACTAAACGCCCCGGATAGTCATTCGCGCCAGCGGTTCCATCTGCAACGCACTCAATCCGACCATAAGTGCCAGATTGAGCATCCGAAAAATAAATGTCACCAAGTATTTCGCCCGCAGTAATGTTTGCGGAAAACTCGGCTCTGCCAATATTTATGCGACCACCTTGGAAGTTTCCGCTGGTATTGCCGTAAACATGAATAAGCGAATATTGCGAATCTGTACCGGTAGCAGCAGAAGACGTGCCAACTAAAAGGCGTCCCGAGCTGTCGATGCGGGCGCGTTCATTTGTACTGTCAGTTAAAAATGCGAGGGTGTTTGCTGAAGGCAACCGGATAATAGGACCGCCAGCATTAAATTGGATCTGTGGGTTTGCGGCAGAGAATAGCTGGTTTCCGGAGATGTCCAATGTCGCTGCCGGGCTAGTAGTGCCAATCCCTACACGGCCTGTGTCGGTAATGCGTAGTCGTTCAGCGTTGTCATTAATAAATACAGTATCGTTGCGCGAAGTAATTGCAAGGTTATTTTTTGTTGGCCCAGTATTGTCGTAGCTATAAATTGCGTGTAAGTCTGTCCTGTTATCACTTGCTCTTGAGAAAGTAACAGAGCCTCCCAGCGCGGAATAGTCGCTAGCGGTATAACCGGGCGTTTCCCCTATTCTTACGCGACGTGCGGAACTTGTATAGGCTTCAAATGTTGCGCCAGGGCTACTAGTCCCCAGACCTACTTTCCCCTCCGAAGTAATCCGAAGTCGTTCAACCGGAGTGCTAACAACGCTGCCATCTTGAGTAGCAAATGCTAAGTATGCGTCTGGAGTCGTATCCGCAGCAAATGCGCCAATGTACGCCTTAACACCGGCTCCGGGAGTAGAAGCGTCGCTTGAATAAAATTCAATCTTGCCTATTTGTTGATTTGCTTCAGTGTTTGCATCTGTATCCGTAAAACGAAGCGTGTTGTTCTCAGTTACCGCATCATTGCTGCCAGCAATTTCTAGTTTTGTGTTAACGCTACTAGTCCCCAGACCTAATCGACCAGAAGAATCCAGTCTCATCCGCTCCGTAGGACTAGACGCGCCATCTGCCGTAGTGGAGAACACTAACCTGCCCGGCATGTCGTTAGCGCCGGGGGTGCCGTCTACTTCGGCAAAAATAGTTGCAGCTTCAATTAAATTGGTTCCATCGGTGCCTTCAAAGAATATAGTCCCAAGTTTGTCGTCGCTTTGAACAACTGTAGTTCCACCGATACTCCCTGATCGACTTTTACCAAAAAACAACCCTGGACCAGTAGCAGCGGTATTGTTTCTAGTTATAGAAAAAGCGGATTCTGCACCGGTAGATTCAATTTGCGTTATAGGAGTAAGCGTCCCTGCGGAGCTATCAAACACCCGTGCAGTAGACGTGCCAATCAACAATCTGCCCGAACTATCAATCCTAGCTGCCTCAGCACCACCTTCAGTGAAAGCAATGGTGTCGGCTGATGGGAAGAAGATGCCGGTGTTTGTATCTCCTACTGGAGTGATGGATGGAACACTGGTTGAGCCTGCAGAAACAGTGGTAACACCAGCAGTTGCAATGATACCTGATGATGTGATTGTAACTCCAGTTCCAATACGAATTGAGTTTGAGCTACCATCAATCGTAACAGAAGAACTTCCAACAGTCAGAATACCAGTGATTCTCGTATCACCATTGACAACCAGTGCAGTTGTTGCAGTACCAGTGTTAATAATCGCACCAGAACGAGCAGTGATCAGACCAACAGAATCAATGTTAGTAACGTCTTCATAAGTCAGAGTACCAGCGATCGAAACGTTACCAGTAAATGTGGCAGCAATACCAACCAAGTTTCTAACTGTGACATCATCAGATCCAGTCAGAACAACATTACCAGTTCTTCCATAAAATCCTGTGACTGCACTTGTGGTTGCACCAGCGAAACCAATGTGACGAACTTGAATCTCAACACCACTTCCAGGTGGAGATACAAATGTCAGAAGATTACCAGTGACACTGTAAGCTCTTGAAGTTGATGTGTCAGTTGGATATTGAACAACACCATTCAGAGTTACCAGAACGTTTTGGCTGTTGGCTGGTGTTTTAGAAAGATTGAATGAAACCGTTGAACCATCACCTGTAAAATTATCAACCGTATTATCCGAAAGGTCGAATGATGCAACGGTGTTTGCAATGATATTACCAAATACTACATCCGTGTTAACTGGTGCGACGCTGAAGACAATCGTTGAATCAGCATCAATACCAAATCCAACTGTAGGAGCTGAAGTTTCTTGTGGTTGTTGAATTACACCGTTGATGGACAACAGTAATTGACCAGCACGGCTGATTTTGGCTTTTGTACCGTTATTGTATGTCGCTTTGAATTTTGTGTTAACTCCATCAAATGCAACGTTTAACGTGTGAGTTGTACCAGTGGCACCAGACGTTAAATCGATTGCAGTTCCAGCATTTGCATTGGCTGCAGACGTTGCAAGTTTGATCGTGTTCTGATCTACTTTGATGATGAAATATGCAGTGCCAGAAGTCAGACCACCAATCGCAGTTCCACCACCGTTTGTATAAGTAACTCTCTGTGCAGTTACAAATCGATGATTACTAAAAGTCAGAGTATCGTTTGTGGTTGATACTACATCAGAACTCGTTGCATCAAACGTTAAAGTGTATGATGCAATGTTATCAAGTAATCTAAAACTGCTTGTGGTGTCACCGACGATTGGTGGTTGTCCGATGTATGGCATCTTCTTGTGTTTTTAGATATTTATGAAAGTCATTAGGGAGTAGGACTACGACGCCTCAAGGGCTGCAACACGAGCGCGAAGTTGTTGGATTTCAGCAATTAGAAGCGGCACCAGCACCTGATGATCCATTTGCTGGTAGACCGGATTGCCTTCTTCATCAACGGCATCCTTTTCTCCTGTTACGGAATACGGTGCGACCTCTTGAGCTTCGTGAGCTACCAACATCGGGCGCTCAACCGTGGCACCATTCATTACGCCTCGATAAACTTTTAAGGCATCAATAGTTTGACCAGGGTCTTCAACCTCGCCAAGCAAAGTTTTAGCTCGATAGTCAGACGTAGTGTTGTAAGCAACTACACCACCGCTACGGTTAAAAGTTATTGATCCTCGCAATCCTGAAGCATCATAAAATTGAGTAAATATGTTGTTGCCAGTTCCAAAATTGCTAAAAAGATCTAGGCATGGGTAAGTGGAATTGCCTGTATCTTGTCGAATTAAACAGGCGTAACTGTTAAAGCCAATAATGGAGGTTTGATAACCGGGATCAGTTGTTGTCCCGATCATTACACGGCCATTATTTGTAATCCTCATCCTTTCGGTAGGACTACTAGCGCCGTCCAAAGTAGTGGAGAACACTAGGCGCCCCGGCATGTCGTTAGCACCGGGTGTGCCGTCTACTTGTGCAGTAATTGAAGCAGCTTGTACAAAGTCAGTTCCATCAGAGCCTTGAAACTCAATACCACCAACGTAATCATTATTTTGTACGATTGTGATAGATCCAACCGATGCCCCTCTTGCCTTCGCTAAATTAAGGATTGGATATCCAATATTGTCACTGTTTCTTATTATGGCTAAAGATGCAGTACTTGTTGACGTACCTTCTAATTGAAGCTGGCTACTATCGGCTCCATTAAAGAAATTAGTACGCGCAGTAGACGTGCCAACTAACAACCGTCCCGATGTATCAATACGCGCTCTTTCCGTTCTTCCGCCGCCGGAGGAAACAGAAAATGCAAGTGGGTAGTTTTCGTAAGATTCTAAGAAGGTGGCAGTAGAACTTGTATCGGCAGTCAGGCTTGCGTGCCTTGTATTTGATACATCAATTCTGAGTGCCGGGTTTGACGCTGCGTTCAAAGTTAATAATGAACCAGGAGCATTAGTTCCTAAACCAAACCGCCCACTACTATCAAACCTAGCTGCCTCTACACCACCTTCAGCGAAAGCAATGGTGTCGGCTGATGGGAAGAAGATACCAGTATTATTGTCTCCTAATGGAGTAATCGATGGAGCACTCGTGGTGCCTGCTGATACCGTTGTGATACCAGATAATACGTGAATACCACCAGAACTAATTGTAACTGCAGTTCCAACTCTCAGAGTTTGTGTGGTTGTCACACCAGCAACTTCTACACCACCAGAACTAATGGTAACAGCAGCACCAACTTTATAAGTCGTAGCGGTAATAATACCAGAACTACCAGTTAAATCGAGACCACTACCACCAGTGATTTGAATACCACTTCTCGCAGTAATCAGACCGATTGAATCAACGTTCGTGGTATCTTCATAAGTTAATGTGCCCCCGATCGAAACGTTACCAGTAAATGTAGAGATTCCAGTAACGTAAAGACCAGAAGCCGTGATGACACCTGAAAGATTGGCTCCAGAAAGTGTTAATGGCTGTGTTGTTCCGATACCAGCCGCATTGACCTTAGTAAATGACATCAGGTAATCTCCATAATCGTCAGAGCAGCATCAACACTGTTGTTTGTGTCACTGCTCACTCTTACACAATCTCCTGTTTGTAAGACTACTTTGTTACCTTGCATAAATTCAAGAGATGATCCTTGTGGAAGAGGGGCGTTCTTCAGAAGATCAATATTTTCTCCGTTTGCAGCCAATCTTGTAACACCAACTCCTACATTGACTCCAGCTCCAGAAGTATTTGAAAGAGTGATACCAATCACAACAGTTGTTGTTGCTGATGGGCAGGTGTAAATACCAACTGTGGTTACACCTACGTTTGATTTTGTTTTGAGTTTAAAAGTGTTTGCCATTTCCTATTATCCGAGAGCAATTGCGAGAGCGGTGGCGTCACCAGAAGCGGTTGAAAGAATATCAATTCCGTTGACACGGAATGCGGTTGAACTATTTATATCTCCATTCACATCAAGAACATATTGTGGATCTGCAGAACTGATACCAACTCTTACAGAATTACCAACTCCAATCACAGATAACATTGTACCTGCGAGACCAACATTAAATGTGTTTGCAACCGTTGAAACACCAGATACAAAGATGTTGGTTGCACTTAAGAAACCAACAGTAGAAACACCAGTTACATATGAATTGGATGCAGTTAAGAAACCAATCGTAGCAACACCACTGACATTGGCGAATGTGCTTCTGAAGTCAACGATCGTTCCTACACCAGAAGTATAAGAATTTGTTGCAGTCAGAAAACCAATGGTGGCGATTCCAGTGACATTCAGATTTCGACCATTGAATTCATCAAGATTAATGTCACCAGCAACAACCAGATTTCCTCCGATGTACGTGTCATTGGTAACAGTTAAGACACCAACTGTTGCAGCAGATCCTACTACAATGTCCTTTTCAAATCTTACAAACTCTGCGAATTTGGAAGCACCAGTGACCGTTAAAGCTGCACCAACAGTGACTGCAGCTCCGACACTAACATCTTTTTCAAATCTCGCAAACTCTGCGAATTTAGAAGCACCAGTAACAGTCAGAGCGGCACCAACCGTAACTGCTGCACCGACTGTGACATCTTTTTCAAATCGTGCAAATTCTGCAAACTTTGAAGCCCCTACAACTGTCAGAGCGGCACCAACAGTTGCAGCTGCACCAACATTCAAGTCTTTGCTGATTGTTGCACCGATGGAAACAGTCAGATCAAGTGATGATAAACCTTGAACTGTGGTGAATCCTGTGGTAACTTTCAGTGAAGTCGCATTTGCATAACCAAGAGTTGAGAATCCAGTGATAACTGCATCAGTGGCGTTTAAGGTTGTAATACCAATCGCACCAACTGTTGCAATACCAGTGATTCTCGCGTTCCAAGTTTGAATCTCACTGTCCGATAGAATCTTTCCACGGACATCCAAAGCAGTCGTTGGAACAGTAGTACCGATGGCAACTCTGTTATTCGCTGAATCGACAAATAACGTATCAGTATCTACTTCTAATCCGTTTTTGACGACAAAGTTCTTGTTAATTGCCATCGGGTTTCACTCTCCACCCTTTTCTTTTTATTTATGAAAGAACACTGGTTGAAATCGCACTCACAACTCCAGTGTTGCTGACGGTCAAACGATACAGTGATCCATTTGGAGCTGTCAGAATTAAACCTTGAGTGGTTCCAACACCAACTCGTACATCACCTCTAAACGAACTGATACCAATTACATTTAAAGTGTTCGCTGGGCTGGTGGTGCCAATGCCGATTCTATCGACACTCACAACCATTGCATCAGCATCACGAGATACAAGACCAAATCTTCTCCAGCTGTTTTGTGTGGTGTAAATCCAACCAGCATATCCTCTTTCTGATGGTTTTGATGAGAACGTGACATCACCAGCAGCACCACCGACACTTGGAGTTGCAATACCTACAGTAATCTTTCTCGCAACTTTTGCATCACCTTGTAATTGAAGAGATACAGCTTCAATACCATCAACAGAGGTTGATGTGATCTTACTGGAGAACAACGTTGGGCCATCAAACTCAGACAGAATGTCTTTATTTGCACCACCAGTTACTTTGATACTATCAGTCAGGGCATTTTTAATACCTTTGTCTTCACCAGTTACCGTTGGAATTGGAGCATCAAATACTTCTTCTTCGCCCGTAGTTCCTTTGATGACGGCATTACCAATGAAGTATTCACCAACATCATTCAGACCTGTGTAGTAATTCTGCCCACCATTTCTTCTCTGTGTTTGACCCAGTTTACGATCTTCTGTTGTCAGAACTTTTGTTTGATTCTCTGGTAAAGCAACAGAATAGTTACCTTGCCCGAAACCAACATACTCAAAGGTTTGGTTTGCAGCACGAATCAGAGAACTTCTTCTCAGTTCTACAGGAACAACACTTACCTTCTTGATAACGGTTCCAGAAGAATGATTTGTTGATTGTGTTCCAAACACACCTCTGAATACAGTATTAATTGAAGTGTTACTGATTCTCATCATCTCGTCGTTCACCATAATGTAATCACCAATGTTCAAACCACTCGATGTGGCATTGGTGATACTGATTGAAGATGAAGTTGAAGAAATACCAGCAGACATCGTTGTGGTAATTCCAGCGTACATACTGTTCATTCTGCTACCGACCTTTTCATCGGCAGTCGTGATCGCACCATCGTTAGATGAGTAACCACCAGGGAAAGCAAAGACAGAACCAGTTAAGGCTGGTGCAGAGACAGTTGATACTCCAAGATGTACCGTAAATGTCGTAAGACCAACTCTTTCCTTAACAGTAAAGACTCCATTGTATGCAGTTTGACCAGCACCAACCAGTTTAATCTTAGAACCAGCAAGGAACCCGTGAGCAGTGATACCTGTACCTACGGTGGCAATACCAGTGTTAATGTCATAAGAGATTGCAGTGACACCGATTGATGGGCCAATGACTGACATCGTTGCATCCGAAGTTGCAGCTCCAACAGTTACATTGTTTGGGCCACCCAATGACATACCGAAGTTAATGACTTCCGTGGAAGCAAACGAGACAGTTTTTGCACTCGGAGTTGCAGTGACTCTGAATGTATTATTCAGTTTCAGGTTTGTGTCTGAACGAATACCAGCGATCTGAATGACTTCACCAACACCTTGATAGATGTTAGTAACTGTCAGAATACCGACAACGTGACCAGCTGATGTGGTGACTCCAATAACTTGTAAGGAGTTTCCAATACCATAAGCACCACCACCATTGACAATCGTTACACCAGTGATACCACCATTTGCATCTACAGTGATATTTGCAATCGCACCACTACCTGCAGTGCTACCAACACCAACACCAACTAACTTAGCACCATATAATGTGGCTGAACTTCCAGAACCATAACCAACACCAGAAGAAGCAATACCAACAGATACAATCGAGTTTAATTGATGTTCAACTGACAGATAAGCTGTATGAGCAAGACCAGTGCCCATATCTGTAACGATACTGGTGATACCAACACTGATATCATTCTGCCCTAAGAACTTCTGAATCGTATCTTTTGTGATACTCTTTCTTACATCACTGGATACAACCTTACCAATTGGTTTTGATTCAGCGTGACTGATGGCTGCAGAAGGATCAGATACTGGATTGTCTCTATCAATTTGTGGATACAGATCTTTGACTGGTTGACTGAACTTGAATCCTGTAAATGGAGAAACTGTTGGAGATGCATCATAATGCAAACAGACCAGATGATAAACGCCATCCTGTTCACCCGTGATGTGTTTCTTGACTTCTTCTACCTTGTAGATGTAGAATGTCTTTTCGTATTCATTTCTTGAGAAGTTTGGAAGATCATCAACAGTTCTCGTTTGATTGCTAAGTGTTGATGATCCAGGATTATCGGTGAGAGAATATTGGAATCCTCTTGCACTTGTAATACCAATAACTTCAAAACGACCATTAAAACCAGAGCTACCAATACCAGTCGCGTTGTTGGATGAAGTAATTTTGTTTACATTGACAATCGAACCGACAGTTAAATTATGTGGTTCTTCTGACATCACGGTAGCGATGTTGCTGTTCCAAGATGCTTCACTTAAGAAGTGGAAGTTCTTTTGATCATCAATGTTTGTCAGAGATGTCGCAGTGATTTCTGAATCCGTAGCACCAGTTGTATCACTCGTTTCTTGAATGATGTATCCTTCGATTGGTGGTCTTGCAGTGGTGATACCTGCAGGAATCACATATCTGAGACGATAGATCGAATCTTCAATACTTCTTGAATTTTCTTTTCTTGTGAAATATGTCTTTGGTGTGTTTGCACCTAAGGCTGTTGTTCCAAATCCAATGATTGTTGGATAAATCTCGTTATCAATGGTTTGATTCGAAACGTTAATGTACCAGTTCTTATTTGGAACATCAAATTGAATTGGGTGACCAATATCACCTGATTTCTTATCAGAGACACGGCTGACAACACTCAGTTCTCCACCCGTGTTGTTGATTGTCAGAGACGTTCCTTCTAGAGCATCGTTGAACGTTCTTGCAACTTTGATTGCATTGCTGCTTAAACCACTGACAATGGCATAATAAACTTGATCATCGTCCAAACCATCAGGTAAGAATCCATTGTTTGAAAGAATACGAATCGATTCTCCATCAATCAGATTGTGATTTGTCTTGAAACTAATGATGTTAGAACTGATGTTGCTAACACCAATAGAATTGGAAACAACATAAGACTTTTCACCTGTATTTGTAGTAATACCTGTTGCTGATGGCATTACAATTTTGGAAACAAAATCTCCTTCGTTTCCACGAATGTTCAATTGAACTCTTAATCGATCATTTGTATTTGCACCAATACGATAACCATCAACAATGTATGGAGGAGGTGAATCTTGATTTGTGTATCCTTCAAAATACAGTCTCGTGACCGTACCAATACCAATGGTCTTGTCTACATCGATGGACAAGTAATCAACATTTGTCTCTCCATCAACAATTTCCTTTGGCGGAATGATGTGAGTGATGTACGCTGCATTGTCTGGGCCTAATGCGGCTTGTTTGAAACCTTCAGACAACAGAGCATTTTCACCAAAGTTTGCATTGCAGTTAGCGAGAGACAGTTCTCCACCACTCTCAGCAACGTATTGATTGTTATGACCGATTGCAAATACTGAAACAGCCTGAATGATTGAATCATTCGACACTTTAATATGAGTGGATTTGTATCCAGGTTTGTAAACAGCTTCTGGATCTAAGTGAAGATTGTTAACAGCCGTATAATCATCATACTGACCAGATGTGGTGTTGTATCTTACGAACGCCTTATCATCTTTCTGCAGTGCATTACCAGTGAATTGTGCAACCAGACCACTCTTGAATCCAGTGACTTTTGATCCATCTAAGTGAATACCATTCAGACCAAATACGGATCTCTTGGAAAGATTAAACAGATATGGAGATGCAGAGTTAATCGTATCAACTTCAATATTAACGTCTGCACTTGTTAATGTTGGAAGTGGATTATTGGGAGCAGAAGGTACAACGTACTTGAATTGTGTGGTGGATACAACTTCCGATACAACGTGAATGCCATTGTATCCAGAAGTGCTGACACCAGAAATACGAACTGGAGTGTCAATCGAAAGATCAACCAATGCAGATTCTAAATCAACTGTGATGGTTGTCGATGCAGTTGCACCGTCACCAGATTTGATTGATGAAATACCAACCTGTTCACCTTTTGAACCAACGATTCGATACTCTTCAACTCTTGTTTGGAAATCAACCGATCCTGATGGGAAATCAGGTTCAATCGGTCTTCCAGTTCCAGAGTCATAAACATCCCCAACCTTTTGATAATACATATCAAGGTCAGTGAATGTTGAACTGATGTTCAAGAAGTTGTCATTAATGACAACATCATTTGCACCATCAACATACTCAAAACACGTTAATTTATGGTGAGAGAAGTTAGGTGCATAAGTGTTTGATGTGTAGTCCTTATAAACGTTACCAGAAGGATTACCATCAAAGATTGTAAACTGAGAAATATAACACGCACCGGTCAGTCTAAAGATAGCTGAAGATTCAATATTGTTGTTTTCTGGATCTGGAACATACTTTGGATAGATCTTGGTCTTACGAAGATCCTTACCAACGATTGATGTTCCTCTTGGAATAATTACACCACCACGAACACTGTTTAACTTATACAGTTCGTTATCGGATGATGTTAAATCAAAATTACTACTTAAGCCATATGGGCTTAGAATAAGGTTACTTGAACCAAATCGAGTATAATATCTTGCATTAGTACCCGATGCATAAGGAATCCAACCAGGTCTATTGTCTACGTAGTGAGTACCAGCGGCAAGAATGATCGTGGTTTGATCAAACTTATCATTTCTTTGACCTGCTACATACGAAAACCTTGCGGCTTCAATAAGAGCTCTCTGAATAGTTTTGAAAGGTCTCGTTTGTGAGTTACCTTGGTTTTCAATACTATCCGTTGCATCTAGCTCATTCGGATCAACGTAAATGACATTGCCCTGAATATTTTTGAGAAAGTTCTCTAGTCTTGAGAGAGGCATCTTATTGTCATAGATTTTCTTCTGTTATATTTATTCAGGGCAAATTAGTGAGTAAAGTTGTTATGACTCAAGAGCTGTTACTCTGGCCAGCAGATCAGCGTTGCTTGCTTCCAGTTGCTCGATGCGTTCCATTGCTTCTTGTAACGCCTTGACAGCCTTCATATAAAGAACGGATTGATTAACACCCTTGGTGACTTCTCCGGTCTCGTTACCATCTGCATCACGGTCCTGTGTCTCAAAGACAAGACCAGGGCATACTTGCTCCAACTCCTGTGCAACGGGTCCAATTTGACGATGTGTTTCGTAACCGGTCTCGTTCTTAAAGTTCCAGTTACGAATTTGGATTGCTTTCAGATCATTCCACTGCGAGTGGGCGTCAACAATGTTTTCTTTTAATTTGGCATCAGAAAGTGTGGTGTAACTGCCGTTTGTATTTTGAACGTTTCCGTTTGAGTAAACATAGTAAACCGTTGTGCCACCGCTTCCTTGAACATCAGTTGACGATCTGTTGCCAGCATAAATAAAAGTGCTAGTTCCACCGCCGGCAGAAACGTTTACCGTATGCCCGTTACCCGTGCTGTAAGTTTTGATATGGCCGTTTTGATCAATCCTCATCCGCTCCGTCGGGCTGCTCGCTCCATCGGCGGTAGTGGAGAACTCTAGGCGGCCTGGGATGTCGTTAGCGCCGGGGGTGCCGTCTACGTACCCAGTAATAGAAGCAGAGGCGCCTGTAAGCCCAGAGTTATGTGCACCCGTAAATGAAACAGCACCAAGAATGTCACCGTTTGCAATCGTTGTTGTGCTACCAACAGACGTGCCTCTTGTTCTTCCCAGCGCAAGGTATGCACTTTGAGAACCATTGTTGTTGCAGATTAGACTTAAGGAACTTGTGTCAAAACCAGTACCTTCTATTTGGATTGCGGATGAAATGCCATAAATGGCACGGCTAGAAGACGTGCCAACTAACAAGCGTCCCGAGCTGTCGATGCGGGCGCGTTCTTGATTGTTTGTAGCAAATACAGTTGGCGCGTTTAGGAAATTCCAAATCTGCAGTGCATTGCCACCGCCTGTTCCACTGCTGGTAGAACCCAGTGCGCCAATGGATGCCTGCTGGGTTGTATCTTCATAAAATTGAACCGCTCCAAACGAACTGGTTGTAGTGTGGTCAATACGCAGATGGGGTGTAGTCGCAGCCCTGAGGTGAAGTAAATCGCCAACCGTCGTAGCGCCAATCCCTACTCTGTTATTGGTGGCATCAACGTAGAGTGTATTGCTATCAATGTTGACATTGCCACTTGAATCAATCGTCATGCGATTGGTGGCATTAGTCTGGAAAACAATCGGATGAGCGGTTTCTGAAATAAGGTAAGTACCGTTAGCGACATACATTCGTCCCATCGCGGTGTTAGTAGTATCACTCAGCCGAAGTTCTTGGTTGCCTGCAGTTGCTGATAAATGCAACAATGCCCCAGGGCTACTAGTCCCCAGACCTACCCGCCCCGACGAGTCAATAACGAGGCTATTAACAGGTGCGCTGCCGTTGAAGCTGACGGCTTGGGTGACACCTGCAGTACCTGCGCCCTTAAACTGGAATCCGCCACTGGAGTCCAGGCGCATCCGCTCGGTGGGCGAGCCAGCATTATCTGAGGTCGTAGAAAAAACAAGCCTGCCCGGCATGTCACTGGTGCCAGGCGTCCCATCTACTTCACCGGCAACAGTTGCCGCTTCGATAAAACTAGTACCATCTGCACCGTGAAAAGTTAAAGTTCCAAGGCGGCTTCCACTGACAACCGCAGCATTTGAACCAAGTGTTGCTGCACCTGATCTTCCAAGAAGAACGTAAGCAGGGTTATTGCTTACATCATTATTAATTACGCTTAAAGCACCCCGTGCAGTAGAACCACCTGTTCCTTCTGTTTGAGTTAAAGAACTAAGAGTTGTGCCAAAGAAATTACTACGCGCTGTAGATGTGCCAACTAAGAGACGACCAGATGAATCAATCCTTAATACTTCCGAACCACCTTCTCCAAAAGCGATCGTATCAGCCGATGGGAAGAAGATGCCGGTGTTCGTATCTCCACTTGGGCTGATTGATGGAGCACTAGTACTACCTGCAGAAACCGTGCTTACTCCAGTAACAATCAATCCACCACTAGTAATATTAATTCCACTTCTTGCAGTAATCAGACCAACCGAGTCTACGTTGGTGACATCTTCGTAGCTAATTGTCCCAGCGATCGAAACATTACCAGTAAACGTAGCGCCAACTGCGGTAATGCTAGTGTTTGTTGCAATAACGTCACCAGTGATTTTAGTAAGTGCCATTATAGTCTTTTTTTAGTTATTTATCCCATAACAGCTTCAAACTTTTATCAAACACCATCACATATCTGTGTTTACGACTTCTGTCTTTCCACTCCCCTTCCGCACCTTTGACTCTTCCACGAGAGTGTTTAGTTCCGTCTGCAAAGTAGAAGTCTTTTTTAGGATCTGTGAGACCTGCATATTTAAAGTTGCAAGCCCGATAAATTGTACCAGTATGGTAATCTGAATCAGCATAAGAAATGATTGCTTTAACTTCAGTATCTTTCCGAAGTTGTCTAATCGCTCGTGACACAAACCAAGAAGTGATGTTATATTCGCGTGACTGCGTATCAGGGTGAATGCAAAGTCTTGAGAGTTCGAAGAGCCCTTGTTGTTCATTTCTTTCTAATCCAAATGCACCTTTTGCGATTTCTGGAACAGGTAATCCAGTGAAGATACAAACTCCACAAGCACCACCAATGTTCATAAAACAGAAATCATTATTCTTGTATAGACCGTAATTATATCCTACTTTGAAACCTTTTGACAGATCTTTCAAATAATGAAACCGCAGAAGTAATTCTGCGGTTTCGGACTTATTGATTCTGTCAATGTGATAATCACTTTTCATTCAACAAAAATTCTACAGTATTTGCAACATCATTAATACGCTGGAAACCTTCTTCCGTCCAGTTAGGCATAGTTCTACTCTAGATGTCTGCATAGGTATTTATATGATAAAAGAGGGATTTTCACCCTCTTCCTGAAGTTTGCAGACATCCAGGTATCATTATTTAGTTAAGCCCCATCCCGGTACCTCCCCGAGTTCTCGACGTTACAAAGGTCGCGCATCAATTTAATGCTTATAGGGCGAATTAATCAGCAGGTAACATTTCTGGATTTTCCAGTTCGAGTTCGAACAACATTGGATGACATTGTTCATCAATCAAATAGAATGATGTTTTATACAAATTAT